TAGCGTGGGGTCCGTTAGCGTGGCGCTCGTGCTCGTCGCGCCTGTCACCAATTGGAGCGTATTGGCACCCGTGTCGATCACGTAAAAAAGGCCGGAGGACAAAATGCCAATCTGCGGGACAGCGCGCCGATTCCGCGCCATGTAGACTGGCCCATCGGTCGGAATGCCGCCAATCGTCGTTACGCCGCCGCCCGCGTCCACCCGATACACCTGCCGGCCCGACACGACGTAGAGATAGGCGCCAACCTCGATCATCCCGCGCACGCCAGCGCTTGCCATCGTCGCAAAGTCGGACAGCCCATCGTGCGCCACGATCACGCTCGGGTCCGCCGCTTCATCGCCCAATTGCTCGACGTAGCAGTTGATATGCCGCTCGGCGCCCGCAAGCCCAAACCGCGCACGATTGCTGCCGGTGCCGAGAGAGATCGGGATCGGATCGCTCACCGGCCCCACCTCCGCTCCGGCTCGATCCGCACCACGGGCTCGCGATCGGCCGAGTGTGCGGCTTGGAGCAACACTTGCGACATGCCCATGACGTGAGACACCGCGTCCGCCGCGGGCGAGTAGTCACCCACCAGACGCGCCGCAAGCGAATATCCGACCGTCTCCAGCCACTCTTGCGGGATGTCGAGGCTGTTGCCGATCGCGTCGATATCCTCGAACCGGCGCTGATACGTGAAGCTGATGGTTTCCGCGTTCGGGATAGCCGCGATCACTGGCCAGACGTAGAGCGTGCCGCCGTCGCGTTGCGGGTCGAAGTAGTATTGCGTCGGGATGCCCGTGGTCGTCTTGTAGGGCAGATCGCGGTATTCCTCGCGGGTCATCACTTCCATCGGAAGATCGCGCCCGCTTTGCGTGAACCGCGCCGAGATGATGCGGAACGCCTTGGCCACGTCGCCCGTCGTGTAGGCGGCTTGGTTCGCTACCAGATTGACGCTGCCCTCCGTCGCCCGCCAAAGGTTCGGCCCGGTCATCTGCCACGTCTTGAGCATCAGATTGAGGGACTGAATGCCGTCGCTCATGTCGGCGGCCGATGGCGAGCGCGTCACGCGCAATTTCTTCAGCGCGAACCGCACCACGTCGGCAGCATTGAGCGTGAAGTCCGTCGATCCCGATGTGGTCACAGATCGCTCGCTGTCACGTCGTTGGGTTCGAGAAACGTATCTGGCGCCTCAGGGCGCGGGGACGGCACGGTAATCTTGTCTTTCCGGCCGCGCACGAAGTCCTGGCTGTGCCGGGGCTCCCAATCCGCGCGGCAAACGATCTTGTTGTCCCACCGGCGGCGCGTGTCGGAAGCCCGCACCTTGAACCCGCATTCGTCGCAGATGCGATAGAAATCGCCGCGGCGGTAAAGGTTGCTCATGCGTAAGTGATCGTCACGTCATCAGCGCCGGATGTGACCACGGTAATACCCGTGTCGCACCAGCACCCGAAGTCGAGATAGTAGGGCTTGGTATCGGTCGAGTTGGTGATCGTCGCCACCTTCGTGCCGCTGGCCGCCGTGTTGTTGTAAATCGTGATCGTCGAGCCCGAGACAGGCTTGTTGACGGTCACTCGGATGAGAATTCCGGGCGTCGCCTTGACGGCGGTTGTCGTAGCGCTGGTGATATTCTTCGGTAGAAACCTGCGATCCATCGGACCCTCGTCAGTTGCCGGCGGCAGATCACCCGCCGCCGGTCATGGTCACACGGGCAGAACGACGAAGCGGATGGCCACTTTCACCGTGCCGCCGGTCGCCGCCGAACCGCCGACCTTGCCGTAAACTGGCGTCGCGGCCGTCAACTGCGTGCCGAGCCCGGTGCCCGCCGTGGTCGAAGCAATCGCGCTCCGCGTCACGTCGGCCCGCAACTCGTTGGCGAACAGGTCCGTGGTTCCCGACGTGCCGATATCGACAGTCGGGTTGGTGCCGCCGGTGCCGCCGCCGAACGACACCACGTCCATTGGGATGGCACCGATCGGCAGCGTGCCAAGCAACACCTGCGTGCTGCTCGTCGGGTCGAACGTGGCAATCAGCTTGAGTTCGACGCCCGCAAGCGAGTGTCGCTGGTTGCCGCCGCCGCACGTGATCCCGTTCGGGAAGTTGGTCAGTCTGGTTGCCATGGGCTCACCTCACGCGCCAGGCGTGCCATAGACACCCAGCCAGTCCGTCCAGCCGACCGAGAAACGAACCGTCGCCTTCGCCTTGGCGTTCGCCGAGTCGAAGTCGTTGTCCTGCGCGAACTTGAGCGCGCGCCGCGTGAACCGGGTCAGGCCGTTCGGCACGTTGGTCTTGATGAACCAAGCGTCGGTGTCGGTCAGGTAGTGGTTCACGGTCACGCCATCCGGGAAGATGCCCATGTTCTTGATGGCGTTCAGGTCGTTGTTGGCGGTGCCCGCCTGCAGCGATGACTTGACGATGCGCTCGGCGTTGAAGGCCTCGTTCGGCGCCACGATCAGCTTCCGCGGCATCACGCTGATCTTGAGGCCACGCGAGTTGGTGGCGTTCATGATCTGGATGCAGAGGTCTTCAATCGAGGCTTCCGACAAGTCCGCCGCCGTGGTCAGCACGTTCGACTGGTTGCCCGTCAACGTCGGATGATCTGAGACGATCATTGCCTTGCCGTCGCCGCCGGTATAGCTCGTGTTGAACGCGCGGTTCAGCACGTTGGCAGCCACGATCTCTTCCGTCTGGCGCATCGAGAACGCCAGCGCCTTGGAACGCTTCTTGGAAACCTCCTCGTAGAGGTTGTCCTCCAGCTCCTCCTCGGTGACGATGTAGCCCAGGCCGTAGACGACATGGGTGTATCGCTTGGTGTAGCCCTGCGACTCGGAATCGTAAGACACCGAGCCAGCCTGCGCCTTGACCGGCGCGAGGCCGAAGCCCGTCGTCTGCACGTCCTCCTCGTAGTTCTTGTCGGAAGTCTCCTCGTCGAAGATCATCTTCCACTCGACGGGGTGCTCGTCGTAGGAGCGGCCGAACCACTTGTTGACCCCCAGCCACAGGGCCTTGGGATGATTGCCAGTCGTTATGACGCCAGCCATATCTCGGGTTCTCCTTAGACGCCGGTCTGGTTGCGGAGCGAATGCAGGTTGATCGCAACCAGCACCTTCGCGTTCGCGCCGATCGCGTTATCGACCTTCTGAGAGAAGCCGAGAATGCGAAGCTGCAGCGTGTTCGTGGTCGCCTTGGTCGACGTGTCGAGCTGGACGCCGGACAGGCCGGTCACAGTCGAGCCCGAACCATCGATCCAGTCAGCGTTGAGGCCGACGTCGACCGCCGCGAGCGCGCCGCCAACGGCATCCTCCTGCACCTCGAAAATGAGGTCGGGATCGTCGGCCACGTAAACGTAACGAAGTTCGGAGGCCGCGCGGTACGTGGTCGAGTCGCGCGTCACCGGCTCCACGCCGACGACGGGGCCGAGCATGTAGGCGCCCGAACCGGCCGTTGCCTTGGTCACGGTTGCGATACCATCGGCATCGGCCGAACCCGCAAGAATGACGGGATCACCGAGGTAGAGCGCCGTGCCATCGCTGGCAGGAACGGCGTAACGAGTCGCGGCACCGTTGTAGGGGGCGCCGTTGCGGTGCCGAACCGGGCGCAGCCCGTACGGCGTATTCGCGTTTGGCATGTGGGGTTATCCTCAGGGTGTGTAGGGCTTGCCGCCGGCCGGAGTTCCGATCTGGATACCCCCCATTGGCACGTAGGCACTGGCGCCTTCCTCTGCCGAAAGGCCCTTGGCCCCTGGCGTCGCGCCTCGCCTCAGAACTGCTTCCGTCGCGTCGATCGCCGCCTGTTCCTTGCGTTTGTCGGCCGCGTAGTATTCCTTGAGCTTGCGAACAAGCACTGCCTTTTTGCCCGTCCGCTTGTCCACCACACGCTCCACTTTCGAGCCGATACCGCGATCCTTGGAATCGGGCTCTAGATCGGAACCGTTCACCACGTCCCAATCGTCTTGTTTTGTGAGCTGGTACAAGCGGCCGGGATCGTCGTTGACGAACCGATACTCGTAGTTGGGGTCGATGTTGCCCTGGATCGCCAAGTTTCTGAGGCGGCCCGGTCCCTGATCGTCCCGTCTGCGGCGCTGCGCCCGTTGCTCTTGAACGCGCGCCGATGTCCCGGCCTGTTGCTGCTGTGGCCGGGAAATGCCGTTGACCTGTGCGGTGCTCATTCTGGTGTCAGCCTTGTTCGTAGTAGTCGCGAGCGTACTCGCTGAGGTTCTTGTAGAGACCCTGCGACACGAAACGCTCGCCGGCCTTCCTCACGTCGGCGGGCAGATCGCTGGCTCCCTTGGAGCGAGGCCCAGACGAAGCCGAGACGCGGCTACCGCCTTCGACCATGCCGGGCTGTGCGCCGCCGCCGGACGCGCGAGGCTGCCGCCCGAACTTCTCCGGGAACTTCTCGGCCACGTAGCTGCGCGTGCGCTCCAGGTTTTCTTGCAGGGACAGGCCCGGCATCGAGCGATCGAGTTCGACCGAGTGCTGCCTAGCGACGGCCTGCAACATCGGATCACGGTCGAACCATGGATTCTCCTGCACCCATGCCGTCACCTGAGCCTGAATTTGCGGGCTCATCTGCGGCGGACCGCTCTGCTGCGTCGTCTCGGCAATGTGCTCATCGAACTGGCGCACGGCCTGCGCCTGGTCGCGGCGCAACTGGTCGTAGCGGCCAACGTCGGCGCTCTCGGCCGCGTGGCGCATGAGGCTCTCATACTGGCTGATCAGCTCCTGGCGTTGGCGCTGCACAGCCACTTCCGCCATCTTGGCCACGCGATCGAGCTTGGCATGGGACTCGGCTTCGATCTGCGCCAGCTTGCGCGTCTGGTCGCGAAGGCGCTCGCGGAGGACAGGCAATTCGTTCTCGCCGCGGCGGACGAATTCTGCCGGATCTACCCACTTCTCTTCTGGCCCGCGGAACTCTTCTTTCGGGCGCCAGCCCATGGACCGGGCACGAGACTCGATGTCGTCGTGGCCGCCCTCTTGCGCTTGCGGCGTCGGTGCGGCTTCGCCGGGGATCGCGACGCCAGCGTTGGCTTCGGCCTTCGGCTGTTCCAGGACTTCGGTGTCAGACATGCGCGGCCTCCCGGATGGCCACGATGTCCTTGTCGTTCATCAGCCGGTAATCGGCGCCGTCGTTGCCCTTGACGGTGATCCCGGCGTAGCGGGCAAAAATCACGGTATCGCCGGGACGGGGTTTCCGCGCGGTCGCTGGCCACTCCTCGTACGTGAATGCGAGCGGCGAAAGATCGATCATTTCCCCCTCCATCGAGGCATGCTCGTCGCGCTCGCGCGTCTCGTCGGGCTTGTAGAGCTTGAAGCCGCCCTTCAGTTCAATCTCGCCGCTGTCCTTCCTCGGCCGGATCAAAACCTGGAATTGCGTCGGCTCGATCCCGGTCTTGTTGAAGATCATGCGGGGTAGTGGTGTGACCTTGCCTTTGGTCTTCATTCCAGAACTTCCTCGATTTTCTGTGGTGTCAGGTTCGTGATTTCCTCAAACGCAGCCGCGCGGGCTCGCATCTTCACGAGTTCCAGCGGATCACAGCTTCCTCGGTCGAATGACATCGCGGTCCATTCCTCTCGGGAACGGCCTGCCGCGACCTTGCACACACGCATCACCGCTTCCGTGAGGGGATGGGCCAGCCACTCCTCCCAATCGTCAGCGTCGATTCTCACTGCAGGCCCTCAAGGCCGGGCGGCACGGGCGCGGCCTCGGGCCTCGGCCCCATATTGCCGCCGAGCTGTTGCGCCATCAGCGCCATGTCGTCGGGCGGAATCGCCGCGCCGCCACCTTCCATCATCGGGTCGAACGGCGGCGGGCCACCCATGCCCCCTATGCCCCCTATGCCTTGGGGCGGCATTCCTTGCGGTCCCATCGGCCCAGGCGGCGGCGGCTGCCCCATCGGCGGGCCAGACTGCGTGACCAACATCTCCGGCTGCAGCGGGATCGGAACCGCCATCCCTGACGTTGCCGCGGCCACCACGCCTTCAATCGCCGTTTTCGCAGCTTGCGCGCGCTTCAGTTCAACGCCGGCAATTCCATCTTGCAACGCGACTTCGGCCTCTGGCGGCGGCCCAGGCGGCGGCGGCTTCAGCAGTTCTTCCGGCTTCTCGATCCGAGCGGCCTCGAGCGCGCGCTTTGTCGCCGCGAGGCCGTCGATGAACGGGTTTCCCTTTTCAACCTGTTCCATCACGAACTGCGCTTTCGCCATGCGCTGCATCTCCGTGACCGTGTTCGGGTCGGCCACCGGCAGCACGTCGATGTCATCGTGGTAGTCCTGCGCCACAACCTCGATTGGCTCATCGAGCAGGGCGACATACTTCGCCTGGTTCAGCGTCTCTTTGTTGATGTCGAAGATGAGCCTGTATTCTTCCTTGAGAGCCCGGAAGATGCGCTTGTAGATCGCGGTAAAGACCTTGAGCCCCTGTTCGATCGCGGCCATGGTTGACGTAGCCGTCTGGTTCGTCGGCGTCTCGCCCGTCAGGATGTCCTTGACCGAGGCAATGTCCTTGCCTGCGTTGATCAGGAACTCCAGCAACTGCATGAGCACCGGAGCCGGGCCAGGGTGCTCCAGATGCACGAGCGCCTTGCGGATATCGTCGCCGGTGCCGGGCACGGTCGGATACTGCCCCGGCTTCATCTTGAGCGTGGACTTGCCGAGCTGCAGGCCCGATGCCGCGAACCCGCCGCCCGAGTTCTGCAGCGTGCCGGCGTCCATCATCTGATTGATCGTGGTGTCGATCACGTCCGAGATAGCCTCCAGCAGCTTGCCGAAGCCGATATCGTAGAAACCGCCTTCTGGGTCCGGGATGAACGGTATCTTCACCCAATAGTCACGCCGCGGGATGCGCAGGATTTTGCCGCGCTCCTGATCGACAACGATCTTGTCAACGTCGAAGCACGGCTTGATGCGAACGACCTTCTGCGTTTCCTTGTGAACCGTGACAACCCACGGCTCTTTCACGCCGTCGCTGTCCACGTCCCAGTAACGATGCTGCTCCAGGAACGTGTGCGGGCTGTCGGAGTCGGTGCTGTCGTCGCTGCCGGTCGTGAGTTCGATTTCGCGGAACTTGCCTTCCCGAATGCGTTCCTCGATCTCGTGCGGGTAGAGCTTGAACACGTGCGTGATACGGGGCACGCGACTCAGCGACTTGGCGCCCTGGTTCACGACCACATCGAACGCGCTCGCCAGATCGGACGTGACGCCAGCCTCGCTCGCGTCGTCGGGGTAGACTTTCTTGAAGGCGCACCCGACGATCGGGATTTGATGCAGCGCCGTGTCCATGTCGGATTCCCAATGGGGAATCTCGTAGAGGAGCTGGTAGCTCATGTGCTGCGAAACGCGATCGGCCATCGCTGCCTTGAGCCCAGCAGGATCGCGGCCCATCACCTGACACTTGACGATGCGCGGGCCATCGACGATCGCGGGATAGGCGCGAGCCGCGAACTGCAGCGCCGCGGTCGTGAGCATCGGAAACTTGACGTTCGACGCGCCGTCCCACGGGTAGGACTTTGATTCGACCTTCTGCCGGGCAATGTCCATGGCCCGGCGTGCGGACTTCTCCCAATCCGCGCGGCTGTCTTCGTCGATCCTGAACTCGCGCACGACGATCGAGCCGAGTTTGCCCAACTCCTCATCCGTCACCGCGTCGGCGACGTTCGGCATCTTGGCGAGCTTCATGAGCAGCATCGCCTGCTGCTTGAGCTTGGTGACGCTCTCGGGCTCCGGTGGCGCCAGCGGGAACGGGATCACCTCGCCGTAATGCGGCGCCTCGCCCATCTCACCCATCGGCCCGTGCTCGTAGCCGGCGGGCTCTGGCTCATCCATCATCGGTTGGCCGTAGGAGGCCAGGGGAGACATCCCGAAGGGGCTCATCAGTAGCCGGTCGTCCTGTTGCCGATGCTGCGGCGCGCATCTTCCTCATCGTCAAACGACGGCGCCGTGCGCGCGACCCGCATTCCGCTCATGACCAGATACCGGCTGGCGTCCATAAGATGGTCGTTCTCCTTGACGATCTTGCCGTTTTCGTCACGGCGATAAATGCGAAACTCGCTCAGCCAGTTGCGGAGCGTTCGGAACACCTTCAAGCGGCCGGACACGAGGCGCTGGTAGATCGCGTGGATTCCCGCCTCTACCGCGTTCTCGGCGTCGATCAGATGTAGGCCCAGCTTTTCGTATTCCCGCCGCAGCGACTTGCCGTCCACTTGGCTCGCGCCGGCTGAGGCCGGATCAATCGCGCCCATCAGCCAGGGCTCGACCGCGTTGATCGAGGATGCGTGCACCGCGGGAGCCGCCTGCCCCATGTAGTGCTCGCGGTAGAGGTAGATGCAGTCTGCCGTCCGATCCCATGCGCCCCAAATGCAAGCCGTGCGGTTCCAGCCAACGTCGAGGCCGTAAGCGCGCGGCCAGAACTCCGGCAGGTCGAACGGCTCAACCGTGATCGCGCCCTCGGGAACCGGATAGATGACGCCAGCGCCCATGACGGGGATGCCCTTCGTGCGGGCGTCCCGCATGTGGGGTTCCATGCCGTCGAGGAGTTCCTGCTTGGTCTTGGCCGAGAGGTGAGGGACATCATCCCATGTGGCCTGGACGCAGAGGCGTGAAATTTTATTCCTCGTGGTCTGGTGTTTTGCCGGGGAAACCCGACACTCTACGAAACGTCATTCTATTGCGGCGCCAAATGCGGGAGGAATTTTAGCGCCACCTTAGACAGTCCAAGCAGCGGTGTGAACGTGTTGATCATCGAGCCGCTGTCTTCTCCGGGCACGGTCGCCGTCAGGCGCAGCAACATTTCCTCGTAAACGTCGATCGGCGGTTCCTCGTCGAACCAGCCAAGGTCTTTCTTCGTGCCCTGGAACGTCCGGCGGCCCTGGTCGTAGCTCTTGAACTGCAGGATCGAACGCCCGCCGCTCGTGTGCTGAACCGTGACCGTCTCGACGCCGCCCGGCGTGCCCTGCATCGAACTCGGCTCTCCGATGATGCACTCGCCGGGGATCAATCCCGTTCCCAGTTCTCCACTTTTGCCCTCAGCGCCGATCCCGAGCATCGCCTGCTGGATGATGTCTCGTGTCGTCGCCCGTGTGTCGCCGGCTGCCCATGCCGAGATCGGTCTGTCCCACCTGCGTCCTGGCCACCAATCCGGGTAGAGCCCCGTCAGATGCAGCGCCGTCTCGTATCCGCCGACGCCCCACGTCTTGCCCACGCGGTTGGCTGCCATCATGCAGCGTTCCATGTGGTCCTTGCCGCCCGCGAAGAACTCCAAGTGCTTCGGGTAGAGGTGGCGAGCAAGCGGCCCGTCGTCGGGGTACAGGTCGAAGAGCTTACGCCGCCTCTTCCGGCGATCCTTTTCCTCCAGCAGGGACAGCAACTCCCGCTTTTCCGAGGAGGAAAGCGATGCGAGATTCAAGCTGGTCATCGGGCATCTTCACGTTGAGATCGCCGTCGAGGGTGAGCTTGTCACCGTAGCGCTTGGGGTCGAGCTTCGAAGCGGCCCATTTGCGGGCGTCGATCCGGTTCCGAGCCTTGGCCGCGTCCGTTTCCGTGTCCGAAATGTCGATGATCTCTTCGGCCAAAAACTCGGCGCGTTCTTCGCGCGCACGCGCGTATCGGTCACGCAGCCAAGTGTATTCATTGACCCATCGCCAGAAGCTGTTTTTGCTCGGCATATCAGGGTCATCACACACGGAGTTGAGCGAGCGACCAGTAGCCACCCGCTTGCAGACCTCTTCGGCGACCTCTAGTGAGTATTCTACCCCTTGCTTCACGTGAGACCTTTAGGCTGCACCATTGAGGCTACGGGCTTCCGGGAAGAGGTTGCGGTATTCCGGGGTCTGCAGCCACTTCTCAAGTCGAGGGTCGACAACATATTCCTTCGTGTGGTGGACCACGGGCATCAGAGCCGAATTCGGCGGGACGCTCGGGGGCATGGGTGCCGGCATGGGACGGGGATCGATGGGGGGGAGGGAGGCTTCCACTCGACGGCGATTGCCGAGGAATATCCCAACAGGCGCCATGATCAGGAGGGCGAGCGACCCTAGGCCGGCGCTGCCGAGCGTCGCGTATCGCAGAGCGATATCGTCCGCAGCAACGGCATCCTCGGGCTTGGCGCCCCACATCAGCTTGGCGATTTGAGCCGTCGTCTCGGCAACCGAAAGGTTGAGCGACGATTTGTGCTCGGTCTTGTCGGCCTTCTCGCGAGCGGCAGCGATCACGCGCTCAGTCGCGTCGATGCGCTGCTTGAGGTCCGCCATCTGCTCCGCAGCGGCGATGCGATCGTTTACGATCTTGCGTTCGTTCTGCAGCTTCTCGCACTCGGCCTTGCAGCCTGAGGCTCGGCCGCGCTTCCCTGCGATCTCGTCGGCGATGCGCTTGTCGAGCGTGGCGCGCTCATCCCGCAGCGCTTCCGCTTTGACGGTCGCTGCCCACGGGGCCTGCGATTGCAGGTCGGCAAGCTGCTTCTGCCACATGACGAGGTTGGTCTTCGCCTCCTTCACGCCGTCCTGAGCGCCGTCATACTTGGCGTTCTGAACGCGGGTCATCTGCACCTCGCCCGTGCGCATGCCGGCGGAGTAGGTCAACTGCTGTTCGTAGGCTTTGACACCGATCGGGATGCACAGGAGGCCGACGACGACGGCGGAAACCCAGCGCCCTTGCTCGAATTCGTCGTATGCGGCTTCGGGGAGGCAGGCGAAGCCGATTGCCAATGTCGCGTATCCAACACCGTGCCAGAACGTTGCCTGGGCACTGCCGGCAAGAAACCCGATGGCCATATCGACAACCATGCAAGTCACGCCGACGACGATCCAGAACTTGCCCATTGGCGTGTATCCGGAAAGACGCTTACGCACCCATCCGGCGATGGCGATTTCACGCTTCGGCTGCGGGGTCATGCTACCTCCGATGCGGTCCATGGAGTGGTGAGTTGTCGAGGGCGCCGCGATAGCGGGCGTGCCATCCGCGGTAATATTCTGACTTCGCACATTGAATGCGTTCGGCCCTCAGCTGCTTTGCGCACTTGAGGGCGAGACGTTGCATGGATGGTGTCGGGTCGTCGGATTCGAGCGCGACTTGGCGCTCGGCGTCGCGGAACATCAGCGTTTTGGCATAGCTTTAGAATTGGCTCCCGATGGATGGTCGGGGCAGGGGCGTCCTCAACGTCCTGACATACAGTCTTCGCAAACAGCAGCGCAATCAGGCGGGACGCTCGTCCGAATGTGGCAATACGGTGATTTGGTGGGTGTCGTCAATACGACCACTAGCGTTAGTGGTTGCGTGAGTCTTTTGAGTAACAAGACTGACCTATCCCCTCTTCAATATGGCATCCGCAATAAGCCGCCCGACTGCTGGTTCGCCGATTTTTTCGGCCGCCTGATTGGAAATCACGGCGCACGCCTCGCGCTCGGCTGCAACGGCCTCATCTATCCTGTTGCGCAAGAAGGGGTTGTCGGCGACGCCAGGAGTGGGCCATTCGCCGAAGTGCTCAAGTGCCTGCTTGCGCCAAATGTCAAGCACGGTGACGGCATCCGCCGCGTCGTCGTTCGGGTCGTTCTCGATAAGCGCCCGGATGTGGGTGCGAAGCCATTCGATTTCGTCCGTCGCATCCTGCAACAAGTCTTGCTGAACCGTGATCCGACCGCCCCAGCCCTTGAGCTTGTCCACGATGTCGAAGTTTTTGCTCATCGGGGCGATGTCGGCAACTTGGCTCATGTGAGCGGCGATATCGGTCGTTGCGTCGATCTCGTATTTTCGCGCCATAGCGGCCTCGTTCTCAAGGTTTGCGGTAGACGGGAAATGCGTGCGACGGAGCGTCCTCGCGGCGCAGCGAAAATTCGTAACGCTCGTTGCTCTGGTCATACCAAAACCAAGCGAACGGTGTGTCAGTAGACATGCTGTCGGACATCTGGGCTCACTCCGCGTCTTCGCGCATCACTCCCGATGCGCTAGGGTTGTGCGGCATCATCAGCGTCCCTACTGATTGCAGCTGGCAAACATGCACGGTCCGGCCGAGCGTTTCGGATGCCAGCCTACGCGCCCGATCCTTCGCCATGTCTTTGTTGTAGAGTTTGTCCGGCCAGTCCATACCGTCATGCCATACGAACCAATATCCATCCAATGCTCGGCGTTCCATCTAGGGGCTTCCTCTACAAATCAGCGGGGCCAATCGATGCAGCCAAAATACTGGCCGCGTTGCTCGTCTGCTGCGATGAAAACGCAAATATCGCCGCTTGACGGTCGCGTCAAGAGTCTTGTTGACATTTGTGTAAAAGTCTATAATGTGCCACCACATGGACATGACGCGACACAAGAAGATGGTCAGCTACGCGCTTGACCCCGCGATCCTTCGGCGACTCGACGAATGGCGAGCGCGCCAAGACCCGGCGCCGTCTAAAACGGCAATCATCGAATCCGCTCTGCGAGATTGGCTTGACGGTCGGGAGTCAAAGGAGAAGCGCCGTGGCTAGAGATACTAATTGCAACGAGTGAATGAGGAGTCCGGGCCATGGACGATGACTGCCGACGCCCGCGATGCGGTTGTTCTCTAAAGCTGGATCGCATCGAGCGGCTATCCGGACTCATCATCACGTTCATGACAAGCGACCGCGCAGCCGGCGTGAAGATGACCCTGGACGAAAGCGCGATGACGCTTCACGACGACGATAGCAACTGGGGGTTTGACCCCAGAGAGTTGGCGGCGCTCATCGTCGAGACGGAGAAGTGAGCGGTACAGGGATCGAGCCCTCGCAGAGTGGGTCCGCGAGAATGAGCGTCAGTGGTATTTGCGATACCCGCCGAAGCAATCATAGGGCACGAATTCTTGAGGTTCTCAAGCGCGAGCATTCGACCGATGCCAGCCAGAGCACTTTTCGACGTGCCGGCATCGGCAAGGCATCGGGCTGACCGATCTTGGTGTGTGACTGACCGATCTTGGCGGATGCCGACAGTCATCCGCCAGCGCACAACGTTGTCCGTCGACGCTGATTTGCAGCGCTCGCCACCAAATCACTGGAGGCACGATGGACACGCAAGCCGTGGAACCCGCACCGATCGCCTACCGTATGCCCGACGCTTCGAAGGCAGCCGGGATCAGCAAGGCGAAGCTCTATGAAGAGATCGCAGCAGGTCGCCTCAAGGCGATCAAGAAAGCTGGCCGCAGGCTGATCCTGCGGACGGACCTCGAAGCCTATCTTCGCGCCGCCTGAAACGAGTTGCGGCCCGCCGGTGACCAGCCGGGAGCCGCAGAAACTCACGTCAGCAATCGCCAAATCACCGACCGCTTCGATGTAGCGTAATCGCCGGATGCTTTCAACCGGCTGGCGGGTCTCTGAAAGACCCACATGCAAAATCCAGCAAACTCTCCACCACCCGCAATACTTCGCATCGTCGCTACCTGACGACCTTGCGCGGTCGACCTTGGGAAGACACGCAATGATGGTGGGGACGGCAGGGATTGAACCTGCGAACCCCTCGCATGTCAAGCGAGTGCTCTACCACTGAGCTACGTCCCCATCCTGTCAGGTTACGAAAACCTCGTGACCCCACCTAACCTCCTGAATCCGCGCGCCCGGCCACTACCATGTCAAGGTATGGCTTGCTGGATTCATGAGGTTTTTTCCGGTGCAGATAGGCCATGTTCTGGGTGCTGTGCGCGCTTGGTTCGCGATTCGGTGCACGGCGAGAGGTTTTGCGAACCGGAGAGCACTACCTTGCCAACTTGCTCCCGAGTCATGACTTCAGATAAGCTACAAGATCATCGTGTAAAATGAGCCGGCGACCGCCTTTTTCACTGATCTCAGTTTGCCATCGGCGATCTCTTGGTACAGCTTCGCCTTGCTGATTCCTGACACCTTCACGGCTTCTTTCATCCGGTATGCGAGGGGGACGAATTCGATCACGTTCTTTGCGTGCTGGCTCATGCTCAGACCTTCTCGTAACCGTTCACGACAAACCAGTAGTTTGCGGCCTCCCGAAGAATTGCCCACATTGTCGTGTGCCGCTCGTGCGCAGCGTCACGCAGTTGCTCATGCATCTTTTTGTCCATCATGACAGAAAAGCTGACGAGCCCGTCGCGGACCTTCGGCGAAAGCGTCAAACCGACTTCAGGCGCTTCAATGATGGCGTTCTCTTTGACCATTGCAAGGATGGCGGCGGCCTTCTTGGCCGTCTCGACTTGCTCCTTGTCAGCCTCATTTTTTGCAGCCTCCGCAGACTTTCGGCTGCGTTCCTCGGCTTGCTGCTCCCATTGTCGTTGCCGGTCCTGAGCCTCCTGGCGTTCCCGTATCGCGTTCGGGTGCGCCTTTCGGATAATAGCGTCAATCGAGGCGCCGCTAGCCGCTAGTTCTTTTTCAAAATTGCGCTCGGGGACACCGGCTAGCTTGATCAACTGTATAATGCGGCTATCCGACAACATCGATGTGGCATCGACTCCTAGCTCATCCCTGACCTTTTGAGCCATGGCCTTCTGTGTCGAACATTTAGACACATCGACTCTAGACACGATTTCGGCCATTCGCCTCCAAGCGCGCAGCCTGATTTCCTCTAACTGACGTACGGCCTCTCGGTCATTCACCTGCTGATAGTAAGTTGCCATTGCCGCCGCGACGCTCTGCGCCTTCATGCAGTCGTCTATAGATACACAGTCAGCAATGGCCTTCCTCATTTTGTTGTATGTCGACGGCGAAAACGTGCGGTCCCCATCCGCCACGACAATTTCAGTGCTCTCGCTCATACCTTCCTCGCCTTTCTGGTCTTGATGTCGTCTGCGATGGTCATAGGCGCTTCCTCGTCATCATCCCACTTTCCTCCTCAGATCGAGGCTCACGGCCTCATCAGCAGTACGCCACCGCAAACCGAAACGTCCTCTTGAAATCGTCGAGTGATTGCACCTCGTAAACCAACATGTGCGTGTCGCCAAACCGGATGCAAGCTCCCCTCACCCCTAGAGGTACTTTTACCGGGTAGAAATAAGCGTCGCCGCGCACGTCGAACAGCTGATTTGCCAGCGTCGTCATGGCCGGTCTGAGGTACTTCTTTGACAATTCCTCTAGCGGCATGGCCGCGTCGGCGCCTGACAATTCGACATCGACCCAATGCGTCGGCTTTTTCGGTCTTGGCGCGACCTTCCAGACTTCATGGAAGCTCACGTGCGCTAATTTGCACAGAATGTCGTTGGTAATAGTCGAGTTGGCCATCACCCTATCCTTCTTCGTAAATCGAGGCTCACGGCCTCAGATGCCGTTCGCAGGTAATCCGGCGCGAACTTGCCGTAGACCTTCCACGTCGTTCTTGGGCTGCTGTGGCCGAGATAGCGGGCGACCTGCTCGATCGGCGTCCCGGCCATCACCATCCAGCTTGCCGCGGTGCGCCGCAGATCGTGCGGGGTCGCGTGCTCGATGCCGGCGCGGGAGAGTGTTGCCGCCCATGCGGTCTTGATGCTGGCGACCCGACCTTGCGCGTACTCGATGACGTAGGGTGTAAGACTTGCGCCCTTGGCCGATGTCAGGGCGGCAAGGGCCATGTCGTTGATGGGGACGGTGGCGCGGCCCTTAGAGGTCCGGTCGAGCGTCGGGTCGTCGAGATAGATCAGCCGGCGGTCCAAATCGACGCGGGCCCAGGTCAGGCCAAGGATCGCCTCTTTGCGGCCGGCGGTGGCCAGGGCGAGGATGATGAAAAGGCGAAGGTGCGGGGACACTGCGGCGTCGATCAGGCTGCGAACCTCGTCTTCGGTCAGCCAGCGCTCGCGGGCGCGGGGCTCGACCGGCAGCCAGACTTGCGGGGCTTCCGGGATCATCTTGTTTGCCGCGCCCCAGATCAGGGCGGTTCGCAGCCGGCGAAGCTCGGTGAGGATGGTGGCTTCCGCAATCCCGGCGGCCCGGCGGGCATCGGCATAGTCCCGGCAGAGTTGCTTCGTGACTTTGCTGGCGGATAGGCCCGCGAACGTTGTTCTGAGCGCCCGCCAGTTGAATTTAAGGATGGGGACGGACTTGCGCCCCTCAAGCTCGCGATCGGCGATGTAAGCGTCCCAAACGGCTTGCACGGTGGTGGCGGGGCCGGCCTGGACTACGGCTTGGCCGCGAGCGAAGCGCTCAAGAGCCCGTTTCGCCTCTTCCTGGGTGGAAGCGTGGAGATCGTAGCGCCGTCGTGTTCGGCCTTCTCGCCACGTGACGACCCATCGTCCTTTGAGCCGACCGAGGCTGTACTTCCCGACGCTGTAGAGCTTGCTTTGAGCCATGCCGCCGCATCCGCCGTCTTGATCCTGAGTTCCCGGCCGAGTCGGAAGGCGGGGAGAGACCCGTCATTGATGGCACGGCGAACCTTGGTCGCGGAACACCGAAAGGCGGTTGCGACCTCTTGTGCTGTGCAGATGGGACGGGCAGGAAGGCCGAAGTCTTCCGGTGCCGCTCCCTCTTCGAGGGTCAGGATGGGGGCGGTCATGCTGGAACTTCATTTGCAAGAATGCGAGCCACTTCATCTGGATCGGGGTCGCCCGGAAGCTCCATCCAATGCGTTGCCCATGCGTGGTGGCCCCCAAGGCTTGTGTGCGCCCATCCGATTTCGATACGTTTTCGGTTCGTCACGTCCCGGTGCGGGCAGAACAGCAGAACCACTCGATCGACGATTTCCTTTTCATCCGTCGTCGACAGCGGTCTCCATTTATTGCTCATGCGTCCCTCATCGACCTGGTCCAGGGGTCAATTCGATCGCTCAGGATCGAAATCCTTGCCGCCTTCGTGCTCCATCCCCCATTTGTCGCGCATCGTCTTCGCAAGGTGTGAGACGAGACCGAGCGTGTTCATGGCGCAGTCGCCCATCTGACGGTTCATTTCCTCTCTCCGAAGAACAGGACGCGAAGCCAGGCGAAGAACCCGAGGCGGGGAGGACGGGGCTGCCAGAGGTGGCCTCGCCTTCCACAGGCCGCAACATCGCTCATTCGCTCAAAAATAAGGTCTCTGCCGGTCGCGCCGCACACGGCATCGCTACTGATCTTTGCGCGATAGATATGCCTGCACTCCGAACATGCTCGTTTCTGCGGCTCTGCCTGAGAGGTCGCAAGGTCTATGGGTTTGTTGGTCATGCTGCCCTCACGTTGGCTTTCCAGTGCGTGCAGCCGGTCCAGTCGCTCGGGAGCATCCGGCTGAAACGCTCGTTCTCCACGGCAGCCCACGGCTTCGATTTATCAGGAACCGTAATTGATCGACATTCCCCGTAGGATTCACCCATCGATTTAAAAAAGGGGCACTCTTTGCAGGTGCCTGGATGAACCGGCCCGGCTTTGCCAATGTCATGCATCACCAAAACCTCTCGGCAGCAATCTCGTGCAGCTTCGCGTAAACGTAACCGAGAACCAGTCCCGCCCCATACAGATCAGCGTTGAATGACGATCCAAATACGTATCTCGCGGCGATAAACAACGTCATCACCGCAATAAAATTAGCCAGCGCCCACCAGATATTTTTCATGGTTTCACCCTGTTTTGCTCACGGCGCGCATGATCTTGGGGAGGCTCATGCGGCGACCTTGAACATGCTGCGAAGTTCGGCGACCTCTTTCTCGATCTCGGCAAGAAACAGCCTGACGGCCAACTCCAACGCCGTTATCGTTTCAACGTCGCGGTGCACGCGAATGACCTTGATGCACATCTCGGGGGGGAGTCTGTCATCGTAGCTGATAAAGTCGCACCACGCGCGGCCGGTGCAGGCAAGTTGCCACTGGATTTGCTTGGCATAATCGGCTTCGATCGCGCCGCCCTTGAGCATGCGAATGTGCTCCTTGGAATGCGGACATTTGATCTCGATCAGACCGTCATCGAGCACGAGGCGATCAGGCGAGCACCCGGCCATTTCGATCGTCGGATGCAGCACGAACCCGACGCGCTCAGGCTGCACGTCGTTGATGAACCCGTAATAGGCGCGGGCCTTGTCCTCGGTCTCGATCCCGCGCTGCATGGCCGTCGAGACGTATCCGTCGGTTGCAACGAACCCGGATAGGCGCTCTGCGATCAACTCGCCCTTATATGTCTCGCGCATCGCTGATGGGCCGTTCTTCGTCTGGCGTACTACGTCGGCCACGCGGCTGGAGGTCACGCGGCCGGCACGGGCTGCATGCCATTCAGGTGAGCCCTGCTCGCAATCGATGACCTTCACGAGCGCTTCCCCTTCTTTGCGAGGAGCATCGAGCGAGCCTTCGCGAATTGCGCCGCTGGGATATCCGACAGGCTTTCGAAGTTGCAGAACTCGAGAAACTTGGTGATGTCGGTTTTCGTCTCGGCGATGAGCTTCTGAAGCTCGGCGACTTGCTCATCGCTGATGAACTCGGCAAGCGCCTGCCCGGCGGCTTTCCCGTCGTCGTCCTCACCCTTGGTCGTGATGTTGAGGATCGCGGTGCCTGCGTAGCGCTTGCCGTAGCTAAGCGCCGATCCCCATCCCTGCACGTTGTTTTTCGATCCGGTGGAATCGATCGGAGACGAAAAAGGCGTCTCTTCACGATGGCCGTCACAGTGCGCAAGGATGGCTGTCGTTGTCAGACGCGACTCTGTTTGCGCGATGCGGAACGAGATCCCAAACCCGTACTTGGCCAAGATCGGCTTGATAAGCCGGTTCGTATCGTCCCACAACGCATAGGGCGTGCTTTGAATAATCCTCTCGGTGCCCTTTTCCTTGATGATGATTTTTCCGCGCTTGTCGATCTCAGGCAGCTCCGGCTGCATCGCTGCGAATGCGGCATCATACGCCGCCCTCGCATTCCGCGCCGATGCCCTCTCATACATCGCGAACATTCGTTCAATGCGCTCGATGTCGATGCCAGGGTCAGCGGCGGCGCGCTCGATCATCGAGATAAGCGCTGCGGCTTCGCTCGCTGCCTGTCCCGGCAGCCGCGCTACATGCCGAGCAACCGCGCCCCCATTGGGAGCGCGTACAGCATTACCGCCAGTATCACCCCCATAATGAAGCACGCCGCTGCCAGCAGGCACAACGCCGCTGCCGTCGCCGTTCGCTCGATGAATTTGTGGATGAGAGACATTTGCCGCCTGTTCCATGTGCCGCGTCCTTTTGAATTGCAGAGTGCCGGTTCACATCGCCCGAGGAAGGTTGACACCCTAGCCGTCCGACCGGAACGACCCCTCCCTCCGCCTGCAAACTCGTTGTTTCAAAACAGGATTATTCCGGCCGCGATCAGCGATGCCGCAATGATCGAGACAACCACGTCGCCGAATGAGATCGATTTGACCGCTTCGGCAAAGTCGTCGAGTTGCTGCTCATCCATGGCGTCAAGGCCTCCGCATCTTTCCTGCCGTTCGGAACGTGCGCGGACTAGCGCCGAACTTGCGCGGCACTCGCTCCTCTGATGGCTTTATTCTGGCGTCGCGTTCGGATGCTGCGATCAGCATCCGCAAGGCGAGTTGAAGCGTTCGGCGCGTGCCTTCGTGCATGCGCTCCAGAGTTTCAAATTCCCGAAGGCGCATCAGCGCCGCGTGCGCTTCGTCCCAATTGTTGTCGATCCACTCGGCTGTCGTGATGACTGACTGTGTTTGCATGGTGCCTACTCGCTGACGTGATGAGAGATTGCGGAGCGGGCCTTACCCCGCTCGACCCGCTCCGCTGACCATCCCAGCCCTCCGGGATGGTGTTGGGTTAGACCGCCTCCTTGAGCTTTCGATCGGATCGGGTGGCCGGAATGTGCGAGTAGAATTCCTCGAACTTCTCCGCGATCACGTGCGCGTAGTCGGCTTTGATCTGAGCCGCGAGTGTGCGTTCGAAATCCGGGCCGCCGAGGTCCAGAGCGTCGACCGATGTGGCGATGTCAAAGCCGCGTGGCCCCTTGGTTGCATTCAGCGAGATGTCGGTGATGTCGCCGTTGCCGAGCACCTCGCATCTGCCCGACAAACACGCGCCGTCGATCACCTTGCCTGCGAACTGGAGCTCAATTTCCCAATCCAAGTTGAACATGGTGTGTGTGCCGCCTCTATTTCTTGCCGTAGCCTGAGCCGTCGCCATAGCCGTCGCCATAGCCGAGGCCGTAGCCTGAGCCGTCGCCATAGCCGTCGCCATAGCCGAGGCCGAGGCCGAGGCCGGAGCCGTCGTCGGAGCCGTCGTCGGAGCCGTCGTCGGTGCCGAAGCCGTAGCCGAGGCCGGAGCCGTCGCCGTCGCCGTCGCCATAGCCGTCGCCATAGCCGTCGCTGTAGCTGTAGCCGTAGCGGCCAACGCCGTAGCCGAAGCCGGAGCCGTAGCCGTCGCC